AGATGCTGTATTTTTTTCTTCTAGTTTAAGAATAGTTTCCGAGTTAGCTGTAATAGTATCTGTTAAATTTAATACATACTTAATAGATGTAAAAGTTCCAGCAAATATTGCAGCTATCACAGGCACGATTACTATATTTTTTTTAAGCCATGCAAAATTACTTAGAGCTACCCACTCATTAGTTATTACTAATGATTTTTTTCTTTTCATTTTATTGTACCTTTGTTCTTACCTTTGGTAATCATATAACCTTGAGTGCCATTACGACCAATCTCTACTTCTTTTTTTAATACTCTGTTTAAATAAATATCATTCCAACCATTTTTGTAGTCTTGATTAGATACTTTATTGTATTTTTTTTTATTTTTTTTCATGCTCTGAAAATAACCAATTGATGTATCGGTTCCATAATTTTTTGATTAGCTTCATAACTAATCCCTCCATATGTTGCGGGTGACAAAGTCTCCCCAGCCACCCTATCTTATTAGCGCTATAAGAATCTATTTACTGAATTTATTTGCAACCCAGTTATATATGGTTTTTAAAACCCACAATACTTTGTTGTATATTTTTTTAATCATTTTTCTTTTCCTCAATTTCATAGAAGAAGTTATCAGTATCTTCTGTTTTCCATTTACCTGTATCTTCGACATTCCACTCATTAGTTTGCACTTTCCAGTCTGGAATATTATCTTTCACTGTGAAAGAGGGTAGATCCCATATACATCTGTTGTTTGGTTGTGCTGCATAGTTCCCATCGTCTAGGGCTATGATGTGCGCACACTTATGTTCGTGCGGAATTTCCGAATGATCGGTATCTAGTATATTACCATCTGGGTGGGCCCAGTCAATGGTAAATAAATAACTTCCATGATGCCATTTCTTATCTTTACCAATGTATTTGCCTGAGGCGGCGCTTAAAATGTTCCAAGAAGTAACAGTACGATAATAACTAAAAGAATTCCATAGCTCCAGTTCGTCAAGTCTTCTGGATGGAACAGACTTGGGGTCATAACCACGTTGAATAAATGCCGTAATTGGGAGACGATAAAAGATAGCGCCATTTTCCATAAGCGCATGCCATAGAATCGCACGGCCTCCCAGAGATGTAATCCCAAAGATAATACAATCTTCAACTTCTCCATGATGTTTTTTACAATCATATAAATACTCTCTTTTTATTTGTGCGTATGTAGCAGGTATGTTTGCGTTTAGATAGGCCATAATTTATCATTTAGCAGATCCCCAATTTTTACCTTTTTTATAACTTACTTTGTTATTAATTAATAAAGGAAGTGCTGTCTCCATAGTTTTTTTAATACCTTCTGCTTGTTTATCATCTTTTACTGAAAGACACAATTCATCATGTATTTGGATATGCGGTAAAATACCTTGTTCATATAATTTAACCATAGCTGTTTTAGTCATATCTGCCGCTCCTCCTTGAATTAATCTATTAAGAGCTTTGTAAGTAAAAGCAGGTTTGTAATAATTTTCAAAATCTTTCATATAGTTGTCAGCAATGTTGTCCTTAAATTTAGTTAATAACTCTGCTTTATAAGCTGTTTTTGCATCTTCTTCTGTTAAAATTGCAACCTGTGTGTATCTATTTAAGTTATTGTCCCATTCTCTATCTCTTGTTTCCCATTTATTAAACCTACAAAACCTGTCTCCTAAAGTAAATAATATTTTATGTACTTCTGCAAAATTAATTAAGGCTTGAGATAACTGTTTTACAAATGGAACTTTAGCGTGGTATTCAAAAAAAAGTTTATTAGCTTTTTCTTTAGTTAAATTTAATTCATTCTGTAGTTTCATTTTACCCATTCCATAAAACAAACCTAAGTTAATTGTTTTGGCCATGATCCGTGGTATCTGAGCCATGTCTGCTACAATTTGATGAAAGTCCGCATCTTCTTTGTTAAATTCTTTTTCTAATGTTTCTGTGCCATATAGATTTAATTTTAAAGCGTAGTGTACAACGATTCTTGGTTCTTGTTGAGAGTAGTCAAAACTGCCCCACACACAACCTTCTTCAGGTATAAATAACTCTCTCATCTTTTTACCAATAATTCCTTTAGATGGAATTTGTTGTAAGTTAGGATTTGACATAGAAAATCTTCCAGTAACTGTCCCACCTTGGTCAGATCTTATTTGATTAATGTCTGCATGTATTCTACCTTCATGTACAAATTCTAATAATCCTTCTATAAAAGTATTTTTAGCTTTATCGCATTCTCTAGCTTTTACAATCATACGCAAAAAACGATTCTTATGTGTTTGTAAATAATCTTTTGGTAATTTAGGAGTTGTAGACTTAACTATTTCTGTTTTAGGCGTACCATCTTCATTAAGTAAAACTTTACCATCTTTACCTTTAATTTTTTTCTCTCTATCTTTTGTTTTGTCGTAATCAAATATTTGTTGATGATCTAATAATTTTTTAATAGAAGATGCAGCCCAAATTTCTATATCTAAGTTAGTGTGTTTTTTAATAATTTTTAATAAATTGTCTCTACGTTTTTCTAAAAGATTACCAAGTGTTTTAGCTTTTTGGACATCTATTTTAACTCCTTTAAACTTCATGTCAACTAAACAAGGAAATAATTTAGTTTCTAATTCAAATATTTTTCTACATGTTTTTAATTCTTTACTTCCATCATCATTTTCTTTTGTGTATACTACTTCGTCTAATTTTTTTTCAAATACATTCCACAGCTTTAACGTTAAATTAACATCTTGTTCTGCGTAGTCTTTTACTAAATGATAAGGAAGTTTATGCATATTAGACATAGGGTCTTTTATTGTTCCACTAGACCATTCTAAAACTTTAGCTGACATATCATATTTATATTTAGATTCTTTTAAATAAGATTTACTGACAGAATCTAAAGAATATTTCATTCTTGTTTCGTCAATTACAGAGGCTGCAATCATTGTATCTAATAATTTTCCCTGCAACATTTCTCCAGTAGCTGCTCTAATCCAGCATACATCATACATTGCGTTGTGAAATACTTTACTTATATTTTTGTTTTTAAATATTTTGTCGTTTAAATAATTCCATGTTTCTTTAGTGTTTAAATTATCCGTCATGTGATGAGCAATAGGAAAATACATAGTTTGTTTTTTAGTGGCTACAGCAATACCTGTTACAAAACCATCTTTTCTAATTGCACCTAATCCTTTTGTTTTAAGATTTGGATCGTATGTTTCTAAATCAATTGCAACTATATCTATGTCTTCTAAATCTAAATCAGTTAATTGTGGAATTATACACATTATTTGTAATCTCTCTCTTTTATCATTTCTAAATAATGTATTGCTTTATCGATGTCTTGTTCCTTTCCTTTCGCTGCATGTCTGCATATATATTTTATAGCTGATCCCTCTGCAAAAGGCAACCTGTTCTTGTTTATAAACTCACTTGGCTGCATGATCATATCTTTGTAGTGAGATCCTCCTATTTGTTTTTTGTATGCTGTCATATTTTTGTATCCTTTTTTATCTTTGTCCTAACGATCTTTGTCTTGTTGATTGTAATGTCCAACAATCAAATATCCCTCTGCTGTATGCTGTGTATGCTAATCTTAACTGAGTGTATCCATCTTCTCTTCTTGTTAAAGTACGGTCCACAATAACATTATCAAATGTTAAACCTTTTACTTGATGAATATTACCATAAAAAATTTGAGTTTTTTGATCATAATCAAATCCTTTAGAAATTATTTTTTTAATATAACGTAATCTATCTTTAGTAACTTTAGAAGGTATTCTAACTAAATCAAAATCTTTATGTTTTTTACAATCTGATTTTAAAAGACCTTTGTTAATTAATTCATCAACCGAATAATCTTTTTTAATCCAATCTTCAAATGTGTATTCTCCTTTACCACGAGGAATAACTATACTGCCTGCATATTCCCAAAAATGTTTTATTTGTGTAAGACTCATAAGTTTACCTTGTAGAAAACTTGGCCATAAATAATGAGCATTTATTTCTTTTTTAGATACATGGTCCGAGTTACTAACATGAGAATATCGTAAACCGTGATCATTAAAAAATTTTATACAACGTATATCTCCGGGTGTTCCTCTAAAGGTAAACAAAAAAGTTTGATTAGTGTTTTTTATTTTTTCTAATAATATTTCTAAATTACTAGAACCTAGTAAATTAGGTAAAAAATAGTTATTTCCTTCAATAACCTCACCAATATGACCCATACCGTGTCTTTCAGTATATTTAGCAGGCGTCCAAACCCTGTGAGATTTATATTTGTCCCAAATTGGAGCTATAATTTTTTTGCAAATAGTATTTATAGCTCTGCTACATCTCTTACCTTCTTTTAACTCATGCCATGGATCTGCTGCAAGTTTATGAAAATAATCAGCATCAGAACCAGAATATTCAAATAAAGTTTGATCTGCATCTCCAACTAAATAATAATGTCCTTCTTTTACATTAGCGGCCATTTTTTCAATAGCTTTTCTTTGTGGAACATTACTGTCTTGACACTCATCTATAATAATTGCATCTATATCAGGAAATTTTACTTCATCTTTTAAAAAATTTTCAATCATATCTGTAAAATCACATTTTTCAAGACCAGGTTCTTCTTTGTATTTTTTATATATAGGAAGTAATTCTTTAATCATTGAAAGACTATAAGGAAGATAATTTTGTGTATTACATATTCTCCAATACTGATCTAAACTTAATCCTCTTCCAGCTGCATCTGATCTAAATTGATATAAAGCATGTTTGTCAATATTTGTTGTAGGATCTTTAGCAAATAATCTATTTTGTAAAATTAAATTTTTGTGATCCTCATACTCAAATTTTTTTTTATGAAGATGTTTACTTTTGCAATACTTATGAATAGTACAAATTTTAAGTTTCATACTTTTATCTGTAAAACCTTTACTTTTCATTTGAGGTATGTTTAAAATTGCTGCTCTAATTTGATCTGCAGCTACATTAGTATGCGATAGTATAATAATATTATCAGGGTGATATTTAATTAATAATTTTTTATATAAATCCACAATAAACCCATGAGTTTTACCCGTGCCTGGGGGACCGGCAACAAATCTAGGCTTTATTTTTTTCAAAATCATTTAATAAATTTTCCCCTTCCTCTGTTTTGTTTTCTACAACTTCCCCTTCAATAATGTCCGTTTCTTCTATTTTTGGAGATTCAATTTTCCAATACACTAAAGATTTTTCTTTGTATTTACCGTTTACTTTTTTTGCTTTTAGTATTTTTTGCATCTTCATAACAAGATCTACCCTTATTAAATTTATTTTTTGCGTCTGTAAATAACTCTCAAAATGACCTAAATTAAATTCTAAAACGTCCGCAGATTGATTATAATAAGGTGCTTGATAATTAAATAATTCTTTTCTATCAGGAGAAAGTTTTTCTTGTTTAATATAATTTTCAAAATATTTATAAAATTTTAAATCTTCATTTGCTTCTTCAACATACTCTTTTGATTTAACACGTGATTCAAATTTTATTCTCATTATTTCTTCAAACTGAGTTACTTTCATTCTAGGCATCCACACTTGGGCTTGTGTAACTACCGCATCGTAAAATGCTTTTTGATTCATTAATGTTGGTCCATCAACAGTAATAATTTTATCAAAACTATTACCTTCTAATTTTCCAGTTACTTTTATGTTATACCTGTCTTGTCCGTATTCTATAATTTCACCTATAGATTCATCTGCTATTTGTTTAACTTCTACTAAAGATTTATCTTCAACTCCTATCCAATTAAATATTTCTCCAACTGATTGTATTTTACATCCTAATATCTCTGCAATTTTAGGCATTCCAAATTGTCTTTTAGAATTTCTAACACTAGAACCTTTATTTTTTCTGTTTTCAGCTTCATCATCGTTAGAAACTTCCGCAATTTCATATATAAAATTGTTAATTTCTTCATCATTCCAATCAGTTTGTTTAATTAAAACTCCAGCTATAGCTGTACAATATTCGTCTCTTTGACCTTTAGCTGCATATAAAACTGACAATGCGGTTGCTAATGCTATTTTACGTATAACTCTATTTAAATCTTCCGGGTATTCATTAATTCCTTCATACTTTTCCCATCTTACATGTTCAGGATGTTTGTTATGTAGTGAAGCAGGAGCTATTGTATAATGTGTCTCGGTGCTTCTTATCTCACACAAACATTGACCATGTGCTGCAAACTCTACATATTTTCCAAGATCATTAGGTAATATAAATTTTTTAGGAGCTAATTTTTGTTTCCATAAATAATGACTTGTAGGATTATGGTCTCTGCCAAAAATAGCACTACAATTTTTTATCCACTTGTTTGCAAATTCTTTTGCACGGGTATGATCAATATCAAAATCAACTAAATTGTCTAATCTTAATCCTATTTGTTTATCTAAATATCTACTTTTCCATTCTTCTTTTTTTATTATAAATTCTAAACTTGACCAACGTTTAAGAATAGCTTTACCCCCTTCACAAGGAATTAAAGTATACTCAAGGTTATACCAATCTTCATAAGTATTGGGACTATCTTTTATATATTTTTCATCAATCATAATTTTAATGGGCGTATCCACTCTCGCATCTACGCCCACTTCCTAGGAACTATAAATTGATTGTTTTTTTAGTTTCTTGTTGTTCAGGCTTAGCTTGAATTTCACCTTTGCTTACACTTGCAGCAAAAGTTTTAGCTATTTCATAAACTCCTTTATCCTGTACAGGTCCAACTGTAGATACATCCCAACCAAACCATGTTCCCTTGTCATTAGACATTTGAACAGTTTTTAGTTTATAAATGTGGCTATATGTTGGCGGTGT